ATTATACTGTCTGTTACCGCACGAAAAACAAAGAAAGATAAACCTTATGCATTCCTAACAGTACAAACACCTACAGGCGTAGAAAAGTTAGTAACATTTGAAGTTGATTTTACTATGTTCATCAAGGGAAATGTATACGCACTACGAATTAGGGACGGTGTTGTGGTCGATGCATGCTCAGCGAACCGCTTGACACCACCGACCGAGTCGTGCTACACTGAGGTTGTCGATGAGGGGTAGCCACCCATAATATTTATTTTATTTAAGAAAGGATAATACTATGAAAGAAAAAACATTAGAAGAAATCTTTGAACAATTACGAGAACCATTTCCACCACATGATATTCAATGGAGAATTGGACAGAAGTCTAAAGATGGTAAGAAAGCAATGGTATTACCATATGTAACTAACCGTGCGATTATGGAACGTCTTGACAAAGTAGTTGGTGTTGGTAATTGGTATCCTGAATTTAGACCAGTAGATGCTGGTGGAGAACATGGTATGATTTGTCGCCTATCAATTTTATTTGACAACCAAGATGGTGTAAGTAAACACGTACTTACACGAGAAGATGGTGCTAGTAATACTAAGATTGAACCTATTAAGGGTGGTATTTCTGATAGTATGAAACGTGCGGCTGTACAGTTTGGTATTGGTAGATACTTATATAATTTAAAAGAAAGCTGGGTTGTACTTGGAGACTATAATCGGTTTGACCCTCCTAATTTACCTGTTTGGGCTTTACCTAAAGGCTTTGCAGGGGCACAAGCACCAGTAACTGACGTTGAGTTATATGACTCAAGAGAAACAAGTACGGAAACATCAACTCCTACATTTACAAAAGGTAAATATGCTAATAAAGCAATTTCCGAAGTAAGTGATTTAAATTATTTACGTTGGGTAGTTGAACAATCTAATTTCGATGAAGGTACTAAGAAAGCTTGTCAAGAAAGATTAGGTGAATTAAATGGTTGATAATTTGAATATTGACCTTAATGTATTCCATAAATATAAGCCATCAGTTGCTTTAGTTCATGGGTATATTAAGCAAGAAGCCAATGCACGTGGTTACACATTAGCTGGTAAAAAGTTTATCGTACTAACCGCTGGCGAGATTGCAGAAGCTACTGGATTAAGTCGTATTACATCATGGCGTGCTATTAAGGTATTGGTTAAAGACGGTCTGTTAGAACGTATTCAAATTCAAGGTCCTCATAATATTTCATATGCGGTGATGTAATGGCTGGAAAGTTTAACATTTTTGATAAAATAACTAGGTTATATATGGAAAAATGTTCTACTGAACCTATATTTATTAATAGGAGGTTCAACCCCTCCTATTTTAAATTAAGGGCACACTTTTACAAACAAGACGAAAATACTCTCGATAAATTATTGCGATACCTAGAAGATAAGCAAAAGAAAAGTATTATGACTTTAACAGATATGTATCAAGAGGCTGAACAGTATAGGTTATATCGTATTAAGAAATTACACGAGGAAGAAATGAAGTCTGTAAAAGTAGAACGTGTTGATAGTTACAGTATAGACGATGTATTAAATTTATGAGGTGTATATGAATATTACAGAAACTATAATTCAACAAATAGATATTATAGATTTCATTGGCAAACACACTAATTTACACCAAAGTGGAAGATACTGGAAAGGTAAGTGTCCTTTACATGAAAGTGATGATACATCTGAGACATTAGTTGTATTCCCTGATACAAATTCATTCTATTGTTTTAGTTGTGAATGTGGTGGAACTGTAATTAATTTTTTATCAGATAAAGATAAAATTAGCTATCGTGCAGCTACAGAAATATTAGCTAAAGAATGTAATATTAGTTTAAAGGATAACAAAGAATACCAACTTGAAGCTAGTGAAGAACTGCGTTTCACTAGAGAAGCAGATATGTATCATAAAAATGTAGGTGCTATTGGTGAATATTTAGCTAAACGTGGCTTAACAAATAGTACTATTAATGATTTCAATTTAGGTTTTCATTATGATTGTTTAACAATTCCTTTGAGGAACGAGCACGGTCAATACGTGAGTATGGCAATTAGACAATTTAATAAAAAACCTAAGTATAAAAATACACCAAATAGTATTCTATATAAGAAATCATCTTTCTTATTCAATCTCGATTTAGCGAGAAAGAAAATAAAAGATAGATTATATTTATGCGAAGGATATATGGATGCTATTAGTGGTCATCAAATGGGAGAACCTACAGTAGCTTATTGTGGTAGTGAATTACATAGAGACCAAATCAGAAAACTAGCTGGTTTTATTCGTAAAGAAATTACGATTGTGATTTGTCCAGATAATGATGAAGCTGGTGTTAAACATCTACCAAGAACTAGAGACCATTTCCAATCTATGCTTCCTAAAACCAATGTACGTGTATTGATTATGCCAGAAGAATGTAAAGATATGAATGATTTGTTATGTGCTGGTTATGAGCTTGCTGATTTACCAACAGAGCATATTGATATTTTTGTCATTAAGCAATTAGTAAAACGATATAAAACTATTGAAGAACAGTATGTTGTAGCAGAAGCATTTCTTAAAACAATACGTTCTCCTATGATTAGAGCGGAAGCAATTCAAACATTAGGCGAAATTTGGAAACGAGATGTATCTGATTTAAAAGCATACTTTGATAGTGGTGTATCATCTGAACAAGACTTATTAGAGACATTACATGATGCTTCTAGTAGTCTTAGTCAATTAAGAGATATCTATAAACGTGGTACATATCCAACACATTTCCAACTATTAGATAATTGTATTGGTGGTATATCAAAAGGACAAGTGTTCCTTTTAGGGGCATACTCGTCGAGCGGCAAAACTGACATCGCTATTGAGTATATATTACGACAGATAGTCCAGAATAAAGCTAATGTTGTGTTATTTAGTTTGGAAATGCCACGTGGTAAAATCATGGAACGTATCGTGTGTAAAATACTCAAGAAACGTATATCAGAAGTTAAAGAACTCATTATACAAGGAGACACTTTAGTCAATCAAGTACTTGACAAAATAGGTAAGAAGTTGTATATTGTAGATGAGAACAATTTATCAATGCATGATATTGAGCGTTATATAAACACAATTAACACTCGTAATCTTATGGAAGGTGGTGTAGATGTTATTGTTGTAGACTATTTCACATACTTAAAAGGTGCAGGTGATTACGAAGGTGCAAGTGAACAAGCTTTAATGATGAAAGGTATTGCAAAGCGATACAACGTAATTTTCACAATGTTATCACAGCTTAATCGTAGCGGTAATACATACGAAGAACCAACAATGAATCAGTTAAGAATGACTGGTGATTTAGAGGCATCAGCTGACTATATCTTAATGATATGGAGACCAGATAAAGCTCCTAATTTGTCACTAGAAAAACAACAAGAGCTTCGCAATGTTACACGTTGTAAAGTTGAAAAGGCTCGTGATGGTATGAATGGTCCACCGATGTTTGAATTAAAGTATGATGTACATACTTCACGATTAGAAGAAGTGTTGACAACTGATAATTAATATGTTATTATATATAATATAAGGAGGCTATTATGAAATATAAGGTTTGTGGGTGCTAATATGCCATATACACAATATAAATGCAAAGATGGTGAATTAGTTAAGATAGAAGATTGTCTTTCTAAGTGTAGACTATGTGGAGAATATGATAGTAATGGAGAACCTTGGGTACCTGCTGGTAGATGTTTGAGTTTGCAAACATTACGTGCCATTTCAGAACAGCGTAAATGGACAGGCAAACCATCAACTACCCAGTTGCTCAAAGGAACTCGTGAAGTTTTTTTAGAACTTACACAAAATTATCATATATCACCTAAAGATTCTGTATTTATGTTATTTGGTACAGAAGTTCATGGTGGACTAGAAAATCATGTTAGTACTGCTTGTGGAGAAGTTGCTGAAATACGTATCGAAGATGATTATTCAACTGGTGCATTCGACTATTATACACCTGAAAATGGTGGTACATTGGTTGATACAAAAACCTACGGTAGTTATAAAGCAGCTCATACTCTTGGGTATTACATGAAGAAAGAAGAAACTGACTATATTTACAAATCTGGTCAAAAGAAAGGTCAGAAAAAAACTATCAATGTGTTATGTAAAGATGGTCCGCATTTAAGATTTGACTTAGCATTACAGCTAAATGATTATCGTATGAAAATCGAGAAGAAACTCGGTTTACCAGTAGCTAATATGTGTTGTCAAATTTTAGTGCGTGATGGTAATACTCATGTGGCAACTAGCCGTGGTATTACAGAGCCAAGTTATTTAGTTCCGATTAATAAAATCTCAGA